CCGACATTCATGACGGGACAATTGGAGAAAGGTGAATCTGGAACTCCGCACTGGCAACTTTTCGTATACTGGAAGCTTCAGAAGGCTTTTAATTCCATTAAAAAGGCACTCCCAGGTGCCCATATTGAGGTGGCTAAGTCTATACGTGCCGCCATTGATTATTGCCGCAAAAAAGAAACGCGGCTTTCTGACGAGGAACCGTTTTCTTTTGGAAACGAGCCAGTCGGGGCATCTGGTGCTCAGCAGAAGGAGGATTGGGATGCTTGGTACCTCGCAGCCGCTCAGGGTAGATTTGAGGACATACCAGCCATGATTAAAATTAAACATTTTGGGAATTTGTTGAAAATTGCCAAGGATCAGGTCTCTGGTGAGGATTCTGACGGCGTTCGAGGTATCTGGATTCACGGGGCACCGGGACTTGGCAAGAGCCACTTCGCTCGCATAACTATGGGTTCGGACGGCTACTACCCCAAACCCCTGAATAAATGGTGGGATGGTTACAAGGATGAATCGGTTGTCGTTTTCGACGACTTGGACTCGACTACTATGATCTGGTGCTCCAATTTTTTGAAAATTTGGGCGGATAAATGGAAGTTTCAAGCTGAAACGAAAGGCTCAACCATCATGCCAGGTTATCGGTGGTTCGTCGTGACCTCGAATTTTTCAATTGACGAGATGCTTGCATCGACTCCTGAAATCACTAAGCAGGCCATTAAGCGCCGCTTTGATGAATGGGTTATGATATCGCGAACCACGCTGAAAAGGGCTAGTGATGAACTGCCATGGCCCGCAGAGGCCGTGGCTAAGATGTATCTGGGTAAGGTTGGGTTGGGGAATCCGGTATGATGATGATAATTAATAACTTTTATATTAATAACTTTTATTTTATAATGCGACCTAAACGAAAGAACGGAAAACGATTTAAACTTAAACGAACAGCAGCCAGGAGAACCGGCCGCAAACGAGTTAAAAATTACCAGAATGGTAACATGGTTAACCACGTCAACAAATATGTTCTTGAACAGACTGTTGGACAGATTACTGCTAGTTCCTCGGTTGCGTTTGATTGTTACGCAAGTAACGAGTTTAACGCTAATCAGTTGATGAATTTGATTTTTTCAAATGACACTATGGCTGCTAGTTACCTCGGGTTGTATGAGTTCGTTGCCTTGAGGTATTGCAAGATTACTTTCAGGCCAATTCCTGCTCCTTTGGGTTCGGAGAACGGCTCGTTGTATTCAGTTTCAACTTATGACGAGCGAAAAGGAGGAGTTTCTTACTCATCAATGGCGCATATCATGAATACGAAGTACTGCAAGTTTCGGACTGGTATGGCCAAGAATTCTGGCCGCATTGACACTGCCGGTTTTTGTAAACGGCTTGATCTGCCTTATTGGCAGTTGACTTCGACTTCTGCGAACTCATTTTATACCTCGACTGGAGGTGTTACATTGCCGAGGTTTTACATGGTGATCGGGTCGAATTATGCATCAGGTACCCTTCCGAATACCAGACTTGGTTTTATCGAGCTTAACTATAAGCTGACATTTAAATCACCCCGGAACCTCGCTTAATTAATTACAATTTGAATTTTGTTCTAGAACTTTTATTGACCAACGTGCTTGGGAAATCGCTCAGCGGTCCTGCTAGTATTACCAGGACCGCTGAGATGGTGAGATGGGGTGGGGTAGTGGGGGACCGAAACCCTGCGATATTATTGGTCGATTTTATATTATTAAAATACCACAAACTTTTTATAGAACCATTCTATATCAGTAGACGCTACTTTTTTTTTATAAATGCAAACTAGAGCTCGTGGATATATGCTAACGATAAACAATCCGGACCTTGGATTCGCCGAAATTTTACAATTACTGAATCCGACATTCATGACGGGACAATTGGAGAAAGGTGAATCTGGAACTCCGCACTGGCAACTTTTCGTATACTGGAAGCTTCAGAAGGCTTTTAATTCCATTAAAAAGGCACTCCCAGGTGCCC